TTGAGCGCCAAATCGTCCGGATCCCCGTTCACCTCGAGAGTGAACGTCCGAACTCCCCCGCCGTCCGATACCACCACCATTTCACCGTCGTGTGCGTACGGAGAGTTGTAGTAGTTCTTTGAACTGGCCTCTAGGGCCACTCCGAAGAAGAGAGAGACGAAAGAGCCGACACCGAGCACCCAAATGTTGGCATCGCCGGTCCAAATCATCGAAACGACGAAATATACGGTCATGACCAACGGAATGACGGTTTGCACTAGCTTTTTCGCCATGTTGTATGCCGATTCGCTCAACACAGGCCTTGGTCTATTAGTTTCAGTCATCTTTACTCCTTATACAAGGGGATTAGGCGTTTCAAGGGTTGGATGCCCCTTTTCTTCGTTTTCGTCCTGAATCTCCGCATACTCAACTACTCGCATTGGGGCGATTTCACCAAAGTTTCCATCAATGGTCACAATATCACCAATGTTGTAATCACGACGATACTGATACTTGGAAATTTCGGAAATATCGGCTCTAATGAGAGTAATCCGATTTTGAGCGGTCAGAACTTGTCTTCCTCTGGTCGCCATCTTGTTCAGAATATCCGTGAGGACGCTTCCGGTAGGCGCAGTATCCAAATATCCATCGATGTCGTCTGCAGAAACAACACCCATTGAGCGATTGTATCCGGTTAGTCCTGCGGAATGTACTTTTGTGTTGACGTAACGTCCAAGAACCAAAACGGAGTTCTTGTATTTGCGTGTGCTCCACAGATACTCCGCTGTATCGAGATCTCGAGCCTTCCAGGAGAATATAACCGTGGAAGTCTTATCGGTTCCCTTGTGAACTTGGAAGTACGTCTTGTCGATGGCACCAGCCTTTCCGAATGGGTTTCTACGAACAACTTTGATACCGAGGTTGTCTACCGAAAGAATATCATTCAAAGCTCTAAGGAGATCGATTCTCCCGATCACTCTAAGCTCTGAAGTTCCGGTTCCGACCATCAAAGTGTTTGCATAGAAGTTGGAAAGTTTGTCGTTTGCGTCCGTTGGTGTCTGAATGTGCTGATTGATTAGCGTTACAGCCTGATCCCAACTGTTTGCTGCTGCCAACGAGTATTCCGTGATCAAAGAGGAGGCGGACGCATTGTTTGACCCGACAATTCGATCTTCCAATATCGCTTCCAAGCTACGACCCGTAATACTTATGACAGGATCGAGACTTTCGTCATCCTTGATGTTTTGATTCTCAACAATCATCGCCTCGAGGGTATTAGTATGAGAAACGATCGTCCCAAGAGGCAGAAACTGAAGCAAACCAGAACTCATAGGTGCAATAATCTCGAATTCGCCAGGCTCTCGATACCGTTCGATCCAACTAATACTGGTGGCACCATTAACCGTAGAGCCTTGTTCCAGAATTGTTGGATCTGCTCCTGGGATGAATTTGAATAAATCCACGTTACACCCCCCAGAAAGCCGTGTGGTATTCGATGTAATTCCACGTAAAGGATCCTGCATTTACAAAGTGAAAGTCTGTATACCCAGGAAACAGCACGGGCCACATCGAGCCAGTCTCGATTTTGTCGATCAAATATGTTTTCACACCAGATCTTGTCAAGTAAAGAGTCTTTGCTGCGTAGTCACTCGAGAAGAGCAACACATCGTTGACAAGAAACCCTCCAGAAGGAACAACTTTGAATTTCCAATCTGGTGTGGAAATATGATCTTGAATCGTGAATGACGGAATAGCTGCGGTGATCTTTACCTCTCCAGTGAATCCATGGGGAGCCGTAGACTGACTGTCTGCAATTCTCAATGGGTTCGTTACTGGAATCTCGGCAGTTTTGAGTCGAACCGGGTTGTCTCCTCGATACATGGGATCGTCGCATCGAATCGTAAGTTGAGCCTCCGGAGTCTTGTTGAAATATCCGGCTTCCAACTTAACGATGAACCCTTCCAAGCGAGCAACAGATGCGCCGCCAGCAAAGAAACGAAGTTCTACTCGTCCTGGTCTAGTAGAAGAAATGGCTTTGTAAAGCTCATCTCTAACGTTGGTGTACTCTTCGTTTAGAATGAATGTCGGATTCAGCATGATCCGAATCACAACTTCGCGTGGCTTCATTCCGAAATCGTAGAATTTAGCATTACTGTTCAACCCAAAACCATAGAATTTCGGAGTGATTTCGTCCGCATCCAGCCCAATAATCTGCCTAACCATGTAACGTGATTTGGAAGACTCGTGCCTCAACGTGAAACTTGCCACTTCTACTTCGTCTGCGTACAGTCCAATTGAGGTTACTCTCATGGGATGCTCAACTCCTCTTTCGCCATGGCGATTTGATTACGTGTCTGGCGATAGATATCAACCGTCGACAGCTGTTTTGGAGCATTGATCGTTTGATTGAAGTTGATTTCTGGGGTCGGAGTTGTGTTGTTTGTTACTTCAGCCCTACCTCCCGGATTGTATCCAGAAATGATGTTAGCTTGAAGCGTTGAAGTTGACGGAATCAACTTCTCCAGTTTCTTGGCGTCCTGTTGGATTAGACTCAGATCCAATACCGGCGTAATGGTAGGATTGATGTCGATTTCCGACATCGCCCCATTCAGAACCTGAGCCATACGAGTGCCCATGTTCTTATCCATTTCGGAGGCAGGATCAATCTCGCTGAGCCAAATAGCAACGTTGTCCCATTCGTCTTCCATGCCCTTTTGCAGACCTTGGAAGATGAGCATGCCGTTCTTGACAAGCAGAACCTTGTCCTTCTCAGGAGGGCCTTTCAGATTAGTGATCTTGTTACCAAGTCCACCGAGCCATCCGCTGACGCTGTCCCATACTGCCTTCATGCCATTCCAAAGACCATTGATGATGTCTTTGCCAATGTTGTATAGGACGTTTGCAATATCGCCGATCGCGCTCGTGACCTTGTGGCCGAGACCGCCAAGCCAACTGCTTAGAGTGTCCCATTTATCCTTGACGCCGTCATACAAGCCTCCAAGAAGGCTCATACCCTTAGACCAAAGCGTACTGGCTACATCTCCAATCCAGCCACCAACCTTTCCGGCAAGGCTACCGAACCAAGAAATAACATCGTTGGCTTTAGAAACGATACCGCTGAGCAAACCAGCAAGGAAATCGCTACCCTTACTCCAAAGAGTACTGGCAACTCCGCCAACCCAACTGATAACATTCCCAGCAAGACTCGAGAACCAGTTGATTACTGCGTTCGCTGCGTTGGTAACACCATTAAGAAGGCCGTTAATCAAGTCGCTACCCTTATCCCAAAGGGTTCTGACGACATTCCCGATCCAACTCAATACGTTTCCAGCAAGCTCAGAGAACCACTTGATTACGTCTTCGGCAGCATCAATGATTCCGTTCAAGAACCCAACGATAAGATCGACACCAAGAGCATCCATCACCTTTGACGGAGATGCAATGCCAAACCCGGACTTGACCCAATCGATGACCTTGTCGACGAAGTCGAGGAACCAATCCCAGACCATGCCCAACGAATCGTCGAGACCGTCGAGGAATCCCTGCAAGAAGGATCCAGCCATACCAAACATCAACGAGCCCGCAACCTTGCCGACTGTTTCGGCGACAGTTGTGAACAGCGTGATGTACAGATTGGCTACGGAGTCGGCGATCTCTGGGATCTGAGTGGACAATGCGTCCAAGAAGGTGGTGATGATCTCACCAACAACCGTGACGAGTTCTCCGATGTTGTCTCGAATACCACTCAGCAAGCCGACTAGCAGTTTGAGACCCGCAGTAGCAATCTCCGGGACCTTTGCGATGAGCAGCTTGAGAAGCTCCGAGATCAAGGTACCGACAAATTCTCCGACCTTCGGAAGGAGCTTTGTCAGACCATCGATCAGAGTTCCGAGAATCTTCAGAAGTGCATCCACGATCTTCGGCGCATTCTCGCCAAGAACCGCAACGAGCTCCACGATTCCCAAGGCAACGCCGGTCGCAAGGGCCGGAAGTGCCTTACCAATTGACTTCAATGCTTCCACAAGTGCCTCGGAGCCTTTTTTGCCCATTTCTGCCATGGTTGCAAAGGCCGTAGCGACCATTGCAGCGCCAACACCGAACAGAGCGAAGCCTGCACCGATGAGAGCGAGTGCTGCGCCAAGAAGGAGCATCGGGCCGATAGCCGGAGTCAGAAGCATGGCTGCACCGGCGAGAACGCCGATGGCGAGAGCCATTGCAAGCAAACCCTTGAGCAAATCCATGATTGGAATGGCAGCGAAAGTCTTAAGCACCATCGCCAGTTCCTTCAGCGAGAAGGTAACCACCAACAACGCAGCAGAACCCATCAAGGATCCGCTCATGGCATTCATAGCAATGCCCAAGACCAGAAGCGTTCCGGCAAGAGTAACAACACTCTTACCAATATCGCCCCAACTCATTTCTGCAAACGAACCCATGGCCTTAGCCATCATCATCATTGCCGCAGAAAGAAGAAGGATCGACGCTGCCTGCGTACCCATGTTCTTGGGCATGATATGCATTGCGCCAGCCATGATCACGAGACCACCAGCAACGCCGGTGAAACCTCGAGCCAGTTCCGACCAATCCATCGTGGCGAACGTCTTCATGGACAGAGCAAGCAGGTTCAGCGCAATACCGACCCCAATGAGGCCCGCACTTCTCTTCGCCATGTCCGTTGGCATGAGTCGCATAGCGACAGCGAGGGCCGCAAGGCCCACACCGATCCCAGCGAACCCCTTCGCCATCTCTTCCCAGTCCATGGTGCCCATCAGCTTCATGGCCAAAGCCAATACGCCGATTGCCGCAGCCATAGCGAGAATGCCTACGCCTGCCTTGACCATGTCACCGGCACTACCCGACAGAAGCTTCGCTGTAGCCGCCATCATCGCAAGGAGTGCAGCGGTACCGACGAGGCCCCGAGCCAATTCGTCCCAGTTCATGGTCGACATGACCTTAGCAGCGAGAGTCAGTCCGAGGATTGCAGCACCGAGGATGCCAAGCGCCGTAGCCAAAGCGACCATCTTGATCGTGTCCTTGGCGCCGAATTCGAGACGATTCATCAAGGCCAGAGCAGCCATGAGCTGACCGAAGCCAACCGTCATCGCCACCATTGCCTTGGCAAGCTTCTCCGAATCGATCATCGACAAGACCACGACCGAAGCCGTGAGGATGCCGATTGCAATGGCGATCTTCTCCAAAGCTTCAGCCTTGAGCTTCATCTCCATTGCTTGAAGAGTGTCGGTCAACTGGCTGAGTGAATCGGTGATCCCCTCCATGAAACCACCACCGAAATCGATGTTGATTCCGTTCTTGAGGATCTTGGCAAGAACGCCACCGATGACAGCGAGCAAGCCGACGCTCATGCCGTCCGCAACCTTGTCGAAGTCGCCCCCACTCATGGCGTCGCCAATGGCTTTCCAGATGTTGGAGAAGAAGCCTGTGATCTTGTCCCAGACCTCTCCGACAACTTCGCCGAACCGTTTGAGAGCACCCCAGGCCTTACCAGCCCATTCGGAGAACTTCTGCCACCGCTCGATGATAGGGTCGAATACGGAGGTGTCGAACGATAGATTACCTGCGGCGGTCTTGATGCTGTCGAAGAATTCAGCAACAGATCCGAAATCCAGACCCTTGATGAAATCTACAATCTTGTCTTTGATCTCCGTAATGAACGGAATGACGTCCTTGATCGTATCCTTCAACTTGCCGAAGAAGTCGGATATACCGCCTTGTGCGACAAGTTTGTCGTTCCATTCAGTGAAGAAATCGCCGATGCCAGCAAGACCGCTTAGAATATTACCGGAGCCGATCCCGGTCAAACTCCCAACAAGATCAACGATTAGGCCGATTACGTTCTTGATCACTGTCCAACCGATTTCAAGAACCGCAAAGAAGCCAGTGAATGCACGCTTGATGTTAGCGACGGTTTCTTCGCTTGGCTTCAGCGATTCTGCGAACTCTCTGAACGCCATCGTGATTTCGAACAGGCGCTCTGAAGTCATCGGTGGGAAGATTTCGCGGAATGCTTCCTTGATTGGGGACAAAGCAGCCGCAAGATTTCGGAACAAAGCATCGAAACCGATGATCGCGTTGCCCCAGCCGCCCATGTCCTTCCAGCCTTGAAGCATGGAGTTACGAGCATCAGCATTCTTACCGACGAAGTCGCCGATGGTCTTGTTGATGCCTGAGAACAACCACTTGGCCTCGTCGAAGTTACCAAGAAGGATTTCGAACGTCTGAGCCCAACCAGAGCCAATGGATTCCTTGACGGTGCCCATGAGCTGGGTGAACGTCTTGACGTCCTGAGCCGCAGCGAAAGCCTTCTTACCGATGTCGGTTGTCTCATCGGCATAGTCGCTCAACGTGGAGGTCAATACTTCAGTTGTCAACCACTGATCGGTCAGTGAATCGTTGAAGCCTTCCGTTGCTGTGACGGATTTACCCGCGGAGGTAACCCACTTGTCACCCTTCTTGGTGAGCTCTCCAGTGGCTTCGGCCGCATCGATCAACTGCTGCTTGAACTCGACCGTGCCCATGTTGGCAAGCTCGATCGACTTCCAGTCAATCAGCTGAACGTGACCCTTCGAAAGAGCCTGAGCGAAGTTATACATCGCTCTGCCGGCTTCATTAGCGTTAGCGCCAGACACGGCGGCTACGTTCGCGACACCCTGGATGGATGAAACGGCCGTATCCAGGTCAACGCCTGCGTTCGTGAACTTACCGATGTTCTCGGTCATGTCTGCGAACGAATAGATCGTCTTGTCAGAATATGTATTAAGCTCTTGGAGCTTCTTGTTGACCGTATCGAGCGAAGCGCCAGACCCGGCCATGATGGTCTGAATCGATCCGAGCTTGAGCTCGTACTCTGAGAAACCAGCGCCAATTTGATCGATCGTAAGAGACTTGGCGATCTTGAGACCCGCGTCAACTGCCTTGTTCGTCAGGTTGGCGAGAGCCGTGATGCCGATTGTCGAAAGAGCGACAAACTTAGCACTGATTCCATCGATAGCACTTCCGATGCCATCCATGCTGAAGCCCTTGGCTTCTTCAGCAATCTTGTGCAGTCCGCCACCATCTGTGCCGATCTTTGCGATCGCCTCATTAAGTTTACCGATGGTGGTAAGCGACGTAGCTACGTTCTTTTCGAACGAGCTATTGTCAAATTCGAGTTTTACGATTCTGTTGTCGGCACTAGCCACGTTTCACCTTCCCCCATACATCGTCGACGATCTTATCGAATACGGGACGCATTGCTGGATTGATGAAATCTCTTCCAGCGACGTAACCGCCTGTACCTGTACCATGCCCGTATTGAATAAGAATTGCGATGGGAGGGCCGCCATCTTCGGCAGTATTGAACCATTCAATGAAATATAG